GAGACGGGGCTTGGCATCTCGCACGGCTACTGGCCGGAGTGTGCCGTAAAGATGGACAGGATTTATCGGGAGGCAGTATGAAACCAATCTCCCGTCAACTTCGCTGGAAGCGCAAGCAACGTGCGGCTGGGCTTTGTGTCCAGTGCGGCAAAGCAGCTACAGGCGCTTATTGCGGACGCTGCCAGAAAAAGAGGAGATTATTATTGGGCCAGAAGCCGTGGAAACTAGGCCATCGTGGCCGGCCACCGAAGCACGCTGAAGCGGCTCTAGCACGGGAGACAATCAGGAGGGCCTTGAAAACGATTGTGGATGAGTTAGGAGTATTGGGCTTGCAGGATGCGGCATTCGTGGAAGCATCGGAGACGCTGATGCAACGGGTTGGATCACATGATCCAAAGAAGCCATGACACGAGAACAGCAACGAAAGAAGATTGATCAGATGGCTGATTTGATGAAGCGAGCTATCGAGGAACGTTGTACTTGCGGCGAAGATCCTGAGGGACCGTGCAAATACTGCGCTATCATGTCCAAGGTCGATAGGCTTGATGAAGAGATATTTGGAGATGCGTAGCAAAATATTTGCAAATAAGTGTTGACGATGGAGCGGGAATCAAGGATTGTGTGAAGCATGAAAACGATAACGACGACGGAACTTCAAATTGAAACCCTACTTCCGTGGGGCGAGCCCAAGAAAATAGGGACCAAAGCAGGTGAACGTATCCTCCGCAAAGCTGAGCCCACGGAAACCTTCTGGGCGCTGTGGCGGCAGAACAAGGAAGCACTCAGAGCGGCTGGCCTTTCTGTTGGGCAGTATCAAGGTGCGTGGGAAGTGTGCTGGTGGCAACCGCTCGATCCGGTAGAAGCGCAGAAGCAGAAGGAAGCCAGAGAGACTGACCGGCGCGAGAAGGAAGCGGCGCTGGCCGGCGAGTTGGCTACGTTGACATCAGAGCAGGAAGCTCGATTGCAGCAAATCGTTTCCAAGCTGATACCCTATCAGATCCCGAGTGTGCGTCGGCAGGTCAATGCGTTGACGCGCTACGGCGGAGCGCTGGACGCGAGCGACACAGGGTGCCATGCAAAGGGCACGAAGATTCTTATGCACGACGGGACGATCAAGCTAGTAGAGAGTATCAAGGTCGGTGATCGCCTTATGGGCTGGGATGGAACCGCGCGTGAAGTTCTATCTCTTGCGCGTGGACGTGAAAAAATGGTGCGGATTGTGCCAGTCAAGGGAGAATCATTCGAGGTTAACATGTCGCATATTTTGACCTTGGTGCAAAGCAATTCACATTCGAGTCGGACGGCGAGCAAAACCAACGGTCGGATCGTAGATGTAAAGGTATCTGAATGGTTGAAGTGGAACCGCGAACAGAAGCATTTGCACAAACTCTTTCGGATGCCGGTCACTTGTTGGGGAATGTGCAACTTTGAACTCGCTCCATATTCGCTCGGCATTTTGCTTGGCGATGGCTGCATGACGACGAAAAACGCTTTGTCTTTGAGCAAGCCGGGCCGGGTCATGCTGGCAGCCGCTCAGGAAATTGCTACGCGCTTCGGTTGTTCAATCACGACGGATAAGGATGAACCTACTCATCATTTTCGCGGTGGAAGCCTTTGGTCAGAACTGGAGTCTCTCGGAATAGCGTTTTGCGATAGCGGATCGAAGCGCATCCCGCCGACTTACAAAACGGCGTGTATGAGGGACCGTTTGCAGTTGCTGGCAGGATTGATGGATACGGATGGTTCACTTACGAGCGGTGGTTATGACTATATCTCGAAATCTAAAACGCTAGCTGAAGATGTGGTGTTCGTTGCGAGGTCTGTGGGATTAGCAGCTTACGTCAAGCCGTGTCAGAAGTTCTGTCAGACAGGTGGTGGAGGAGCTTACTATCGGGTGAGCATCTCCGGCGATTGTGCGATGATTCCCTGTCGGCAAGACAACAGGAAAGCTGGCGAGCGGAAGCAAAAGAAGGATGCACTGCGGACTGGATTCGAGGTTGTCGAACTGCCTGAAAGCGAGTTTTACGGATTCAGCATCACCGGCGACGGACGGTTTCTGCTCGGTGATTTCACTGTGACTCACAATACGGGAAAAACCTACGTGAACCTTGCGACGTGCTACATTCTGAATCAGAAGCCATTCATCATTTGCCCGAAGGCAGTTATCCCGTCATGGAAGAGGGCCGCTCAACATTTTGGCATCAAGCTGGCTGGTGTTCTGAATCATGAGCGAGTCCGGGAGGGATCGGATGGCATTACTCAGGTGACGTTTGAATATGTCAAGGTGCGCAAGGGAATCCAAATGGTTGACAAGCGCGAACTGAAGTCAATGGACTGGTTGCTGCCGAAGGATACCATTCTGATTTTCGATGAGTGCCATCGGCAGAAGGATTACAAGACTCTCAATTGTCAGCTTGGACTGCGGGCATTGGCACAGGGTTACAAGGTGCTCGGCTTATCGGCGACTGCCGCAGACAACCCGATGCAGATGAAATTCTCTGGTCTCTTGACTCAACTGTTCCGAAACGAGAAAAGTTTCTGGCCGTGGATGATGCGCAACGGAGTCCGCAAGCAGCGCTTCGGTTACGAGTTCAGTGGCGACAAAGCAATCCTGGACAGGATTCATCAGGAGATATTCCCGATCCATGGCACACGGATCAAGATTAAGGACTTGGGCGACCAGTTTCCTGAGACGCAAATCACGGCTGAAGCTTACGAAGTGAACGGGGCGACGGAAGAGATCAACCGCATCTATGCTGAAATGGATGCGCAACTGTCCCGGCTCAGCGAAAAGGAAAAAGAGGACAAGGAATGTGTGTTGACGATTCGGCTTCGTGCGCGGCAACGGACGGAGATTCTGAAAGTTCCTGCCATCGTTGAACTCGTAGAGAACGCGGTCGAAGAGGGCTTGAGTGTGGCTGTGTTCGTGAACTTCGACGACTCAGCGGATTCCCTGATGGCAAAACTCAAAACCAAATGTTGCATTCGTGGCAGCCAGCAGGGACCGAAAGGTGAAGTCGAGCGCCAGCGTTGCATCGACGATTTCAACGCTGACAAAGAGCATGTCATCGTGTGCAACATCAAGGCGGGTGGCGTGGGAGTGAGTTTGCACGGCACTCCTACAAGCCGGATGCGGATGTCGATAATCTGCGTCACGGATTCCGCACAGGATGCGAAGCAGGCTCTTGGTCGGGTGTGGCGCGCCAAGGGTGCGAAGAGCATTCAGAAATTCTTTTTTGCGGCCGGCACAATCGAAGAGTCGGACATCATGCCGAATATGCGGAGCAAGATTGACCGCATCGACACGTTGAACGATGGGGATCTGAGATTCCGAGCCGAGCGCCCGATGCCGTTGAGTGACGACGATATCCCGATGGAATACGTCAAAAGTATTTAGGTGAATGTGGAGAGGACTTCGTTTCATGTCTCAAGAGCAACTAGCACTGCGGCGGCTGGCTGAGGAATGGAGAACGAAGGCGGGTGCCGTTCGGGTCAAATATCGAGACCGAGCATTGGCTGACCCGGTTGAGAATGTTGCCCGCAGTTTCGAGCGATGTGCTGAAGATTTGGATGAATACCTGAAGACTCAGGAGAGCAGCCCAAAAATAACTTGACGGTGTGCGTAGCAGCCTGTTTCCTTGCGGCCATGAATAAAAACTTTCTGTCGGTGATTCTGGGAGCAATCGCAATCCTTGGTCTGGTGCTGCCGTCGCAGGCTCAGACCGGACCGCCTGCTTTCGGCGGCACAGTGAATCTGTTCACGAACTCCGTCACGGCTTCCGGGGGCGCTACGAACGCCGGCGCGAAAAGGGTTATCGACGTGCCGGCCAATACCGTGGCGGCGTTCAGTGTGACCCTGATAGGCACAGGTGCTGCAACCTCGAACGTTGTGGCAGGTTTTAACGCGAGCTTGAACGGTCAGGATTGGACAACGGACTTTCCTTATTCGCTGACAGTCGCGAGCAGCGGCACGGCCACAGTGCGCAAGATCGCAGTCATCGGCACGAATCTGAATGCACGGTTCATCGCGCTGGACAGAGTGACAACGGACAGCACGAACGCGGTGACAATCACGAACGTCACCTACACGTTTTTCCCACGGTAGCCGGTATCCGTTCTGTAGCAGTGTGTAGCAGTGTGTAGCAGTGTGTAGCAGTGTGCGGAAATACTGCAAATAAGTGTTGACGATTGTCGTGGATTTGGTAGAGTGATCTTGTTGATGGGCCAGTAACCCGGAGACAAAAAAACGATAATGAAAACGAAACGAATTAAATGGAGTTATCCAAGTTCACCCAATGCTAGCAGATTCGGATTTGAAGCTACTGGTTGCTGGACGCTGGAAATCGAAAGCAAGACAGGTTCACGATCAGTATCGGGTCATGCGTGGATGCGGCTGGCTACGGAAGCGTGCAAGGGGGAAGGGGCGTGCGGATGAGCGACAAAACAATCATTGCGTGGACTGAGAAGACATGGAACCCGTGGCGCGGCTGCACGAAGATCGATCCCGGATGCAAGAACTGCTACATGTTCGCGGCACAGTCGCGCTACGGGCGAGACCCTTCGGAAGTGGTCCGCACCAAAACTTGGGACGATCCACGCAAATGGCAATCGGAGGCGGTGCGAGAATCAAAGCAGACGCTGGTCTTTACCTGTTCGTGGTCGGACTGGTTTCACGTCGCTGCCGATCCGTGGAGGGATGATGCCTGGAACGTCGTCAGAGAATGTCCGAACCTCACTTTCCAAATTCTGACCAAACGGGCCGAGAGAATCTCGGCGAATCTTCCGGCGGATTGGGGCGCTGGCTATCCGAACGTCTGGCTCGGCGTGAGCATCAGCGAGAAAAGCGGTCAATGGCGGGCCGATGAACTGCGACAAATTCCGGCGCATGTGCGCTTTATCTCATACGAGCCGGCACTCGGTCCTCTGGATACTATAGACCTCTCTGGAATCGGCTGGCTGATCTACGGGGGCGAAAGCGGTCACGGCTACCGGCCAGAGGACAAGCAATGGGCGCGAGACATCTACGCTCGATGCCGCGCTGCTGGAACAAAGTTTTTCCACAAACAATCGGCAGGGCCGCGCACGGAAATGGGCATCGAACTCGACGGACAAATCGTGAGGGAATTTCCTGCATGAAACCAAAAGTCCACTGCCGCTACGACAAGCTGGAAGATGCCGAGAATCTCAAGCCGCATCCGCGCAATCCGCGCACGCACCCCGAGGAGGAAATAAAATCGCTGGCCAACATCATCAAGGAGACGGGCTGGCGGCGACCGGTGACAGTCTCCAAGCGCAGCGGCTACATCGTGCGCGGCCACGGTGCGCTAGAAGCAGCCAAAGTGCTCGGCTGCCAAGTCCCGGTCGAGATGCAGAACTTCCGCAGCGACGCCGAAGAGCACGCGCACATGATCGCGGATAACCGGCTGGCGGAACTGGCCGCGTGGAACGATGAACAACTCAGCAAGTTGCTGAGCGAACTGGATACGCAAATAAATCTCAGCGGGTTCGATCAGTCCGAACTCGATCAAATGCTCGACATTGCGGTCGTGCCCGAACCAAAAGTGAGCAAGGCGGCTTCACTGCTCAAAAAGTGGAAGGTCAAGCGGGGGCAACTGTGGGAAATCGGGGAGCATCGGTTGCTTTGTGGAGACGCACTGGATGCGGATAATTGGTCGCAACTTGGCGGCCCTTTCAACTTTTGTTTTGCTGATCCGCCTTATGATTTGTCGTTAAGCGTCACCTCCCTGAAGCCTGCGACAAAATGCGATCTTTTGTTCATGTCCACCGATAAAGTTTTGGCCAACCAAAACGCCTCGGGCTTCCGTCAGTACTTCTGTTATACGTTCAAAAGCGCCGATAGTCCGATGTGGACAACCGCGCCCTGGAGAAAACATAATTTGATCGGTTGGTGGAACTGGCGGGAACGCAAACGGAGCTTCAAGGGCTGTAGCTCCTGGATCAACCATGAGGGACAAAATCAAGACAGCGGCCAAAATCACGAGCAGGCCAAGCCCGTAGAACTTCCAGAATTCTTCATCCGCTGGTTTTCCAGGCCAGGCGAGCGTATTGCGGATGCGTTCAGCGGGAGCGGCTCGACCATCGTGGCCGCGCATTTGGCAAAGCGGATTGCGATGTCGGTTGAAATTTCTCCTGAGTCGTGCGCGGTGATTTTGGAGCGACTGACGGAAATGGGCTTGAAACCGCGGCAACTTTTGGAGCACTGACCGCTGGATTACTGGGCCAGCGGCCAGCGGCTTGTTTAGTCCCGCCCGGTTGTCTATCACCGGGCGGGCTAAAAGCCAAAATGAACAAAGACCGAGCATTTCACGAACTGGTGATGTTGGTATGTCGGGCACGGGTCTTCGTCTGGGAGCAGGAGGAAACTCGCAACCCGGTGGAGTGTGGACGGCAACGCGCCTGGCTGGATGCCGCACATCGGCTCCTCAAGGATACTCAGAGCTTTCGTTCCATCGGTCGAACAACTGAAGCAATGGGAGCAGGAACGCCGGGTGGAGAGTGGATGGAAACCAAACTTGACTCCAAATCCAGTTGAGGGTTAGCGTCAGGAGTGAAACAAACGAAAACGAAAGGTAAAACGACAATGAGCAAAACCAAGAGAGCAACGGCAAAGAAAGAACGAGCGCCAAAGAAGATTCAATTTCATCCCTTGTGTGAGATGTTCCCCGTGATGGATGAAACAGAACTGGGCCAGTTGGCCGATGACATCAAAGCACATGGGCAACGAGAGCCGATACTTACGCTGAAGGGTCAAATCATAGATGGCCGGAATCGGTATCTTGCCTGCCAACGGGTGAATCAGAAGCCGCGATTCAAGGCGCTGAACACAAAGAACCCTGCTGAAGTTGTGGCCAGCCTGAACGTGCATCGGCGTCATCTGACGGAATCGCAACGGGCGATGATGCTTATGGAGTTGGGCGGAATATCAGCGGGCGCAGAATCACGTGATCCAAGCATCGCGCAGGCAGCAAAGATGAGCCGCACATCCACGGGGACTATCAAGCGGGCCAAGAATGTAAAAGCGAAGGCGGTAAAGAAAGTCAAGAAAGCGGTGCTGGCCGGCAAGCTGACGGTCCACGAGGCGGCGAAGATCGCGAAGCTGCCGAAGGCCAAGCAGCAGAAGATTGCGCGCGGCGGCATCAAGGCCATGAAAGCGGCATCGAAACCATTGCCGCGCGGTGGACTGGCTGCGGATGCGATTCGTCGCAAGCAGGCTGAAGCCGAGAAGGACAACGGCGAGCGCGAGACGAAACATACTTGGGAGCAATCTTCTGATCATTCGCTCCTTGAGGATGCGTTTACCACGCTGAAAAAGTCGTTCACGAAGAGGCTGGAAGAGTTGACCAATGGAGTGGACAGCGATGGCCCGTTCACGACGACACCGCAGGCAATCATGGACTGGCTGCTGAAGGTGCTTCATGACAACCAGAAAGCCGCGCTGAAAGCATGAAAGGTGTCCACTTCAAGCAGGCTAATATCGTTCTGAAAGCTCCGCAGGGCATGGAGGATGATTGTTACGATCTCCATGCTTGCCGCTACGAGGACGGTTACATCAGCAAGTGGCAAGTCTCATGGAAGGATCGGCTTCAGATTCTGCTCACCGGAACGTGCTGGCTCTGGGTGATGAGCTTCACGCATCCCCCGGTTGTGATCTGTGCTGAAGACCCGTGGCGGAATCAGAAGCGTTGGAGCAAGTGGCTGCATGCTGTAAGGCTGAAGTGGGATGCCCGATATCGAGCGAAGTATATTTCGGGTGAGGTCAAGAAGGCTTTCAGAGCATCTGGCATCGGAGCGGAGTCGTGAAAGAGAAGGCTAAGAAGACCTTTGCAACCGAGCAGGCTTCTCTTACAGACCTCAAGCCGCATCCCCGCAACTATCGCACGCATTCAGATGACCAGCTAAAGCATCTGATTCAGAGCATCAAAGAGCACGGATTTTACCGCAATGTCGTAGTTATAAAGGATGGGACGATTCTCGCTGGCCACGGCCGGTTTCTGGAAAGCAAAGCATGAAACCGAAGCCCAGCAAGCCACCACGTATCAAGAAGGGCCACAAAAAGCCGTCATTCAAGCCCAATGCCGATGAAGTCGAACGGCGCATTACAGCCGTTGAACTATTGCTGTCACGTGGCGCCCGCAAGCACGAGATTCACACAGCGATGGCGAAGGAGTTCGGAATCCATTCGAGGACGGCTGACGAATATACCGCACGCGCGCGCGCGAGGCTCATGACGCGGCTGAACAAGTCGAAAGACCAGCATCGCTGCGAGTCGCTAGCGTTCTACGAATCCATGATGCGAGCGGCGGATGCGAAGCCGGGCGACAAGATTCGTGCGTGCCAAAGAAAAGACGAATTGCTCGGACTGGACTCGCCGAAAAAGACAGTAATTAGCGGACCGGACGGCGGGCCGATTCAGACCGAAGACAAGACACTAGAGCCGCGCGTGCCAAAGAAACGGCTGCTAGCTTTGATAGGAGCGTTGGAAGATACTGTGAGCGATGGCACTGGCGGCACAATTGGCGAAACTCGGAACGGAGAATGAGCGCCGTGCTGTGCTGCGTGAACTGAGGCTGAGGCTTTGCCGCGAAGACCTGATAGAGTTCTGCAAGCGAGTTGACCCCAAGGCAGTGGAGCAATACAGGGCGGCGCATTTGCGTCAGATAGCTGACAAGCTCGAAGCTGTTGAGCGCGGCGAGATCAAGCGGCTATTTATTACGACCCCGCCGAAGCATTGGAAGAGTTCGCTTGTATCGGAGAAATTCCCAGCGTGGTATCTCAGTCAGCATCCAGACCAAAGCGTAATCCTGGCAACGCACACAATCAGTTTGTCTGAGGGGTTTAGCCGTAATGTCCGGGACATGATCATCACGAATGAGATGTATCATGAACTATTTCCGGCTGTGCGCGTGCGTGATGATGTAGCGGGCGTATCCGAATGGCTTTTGTCGGGCGGCTATCGGTCCTCATGCCGCGCGGTAGGAACAGGCGGCGCGATTACGGGCAAAGGCGGGCAACTGATTATCATCGACGATCCGATATCAGATGAAAAGGTTGCGTTCAGCAGCACGCAGCGCAACGCGGTCTGGACGTGGTATCAGAATACGTTACGAGATCGACTGGAACCGAATGGAGCGATGGTGCTGGTGATGTCTCGGTGGCACAAAGACGATTTAGCAGGGCGACTATTGAAGGCTAGTGCATCAGGGCAGGGTGAGAAGTGGGAAACACTTCATCTTCCGGCAACAGATAAGGACGGCAATGCGTTGTGGCCTGAGCGGTGGCCGGTCAATGAGCTTGAAAAGATCAAAAGAGGCATCGGCACACGCGCTTGGAATGCAAAGTTTATGGGTAACCCGCGCGACGTGGACGAGATGCTTTTGGATAGCACCAAGCTGAAGATGCTTGATCTTGCCGCCGTGCCGGAACTGGTCAGCATCGTGCGCCGATGGGACTTGGCGTTCTCCGAGAAACAAGGAGCAGATTATTTGGCCGGTGCTAAGGTTGGCAAAGATGCAGTCGGCAACTTTTATATTCTGGACATCAAACGGCTTCGTGGCCGGTGGCCAAAGAACAAGCCGGAGATAGTTCGCATCGCTCAGGACGTGGATCCGCCGAATGTCATTTGCGCCATCGAATCCAACGGCACGCAGCTTGGATATTTCCAAGATATTCAAGCTGATAAACAGATGGCTAATCGCATCGTTAAAGAAGATAAACCAGAGGGCTCAAAAGAAATGCGGGCTAGCATGTGGGGTTCACGATTGGATGATGGATTGATTCATTGTGTCCGTGGACCGTGGAATGGAGAATTTTTCGATGAGTGCGACGACTTTCCGAACTCGGATCATGATGATTGTGTTGATGCAGTATCAGGTGCCTACGCAATTCTTTCCAAGGGGCGCGCCATTCTCTTGGCTTGACCACTTGACAACTTGGGGGGAACGTTGGCATATGTTGTGGTGGATGCCAAAACCTGACAAACCGGATACGCTGGCCGAAGCGATTGCGAAGCTCGCCGCGAATGTAGCGGAACAAACTGCGTGGCTTAAGAGCCATCAGAATACGGCAACACGGAAAGATTTGTTTGATGTTGAGGCACGGTTGCTCAAAGCCATTGGTCTTGGCACGGATTCAGAGACAGCTATCAAGGATGCTACGCAAGATTTGGGGGCATCGACTGACGCCCTTCAAGCCGCGGTGGACAAAAACAAATAAAACAAAGGAAAAGCATATGGCAGTAGAGACCCTGGAAAAGCTCCGCGCTGAAGTGGAGCGTAACAAAGCGGTGGACCAAAGCGCCATCGCATTGTTGAATGGTATTGTGGCGCGGATTGAAGCGGCCGTAGCAGCGGCCCTTGCGGGAGGCGCGACGTCTGCGCAGGTGGCCGAAATGAAAGCGCTGGCGACGTCGCTCGGCGAAGATACGAATGCTTTGGCCGCCGCCGTTGAAGCGAACACGCCAGCCGCATAAATCTGGTTAACCGTTTCATGTGAAAGACCCTGCTGTTGTACGGCGGGGTCTTTTTGTTGTCTGGACAGAAGCTGTTTTTATTGAGACACAACATAACCAATGTTTGAACGTCTCAAAGCCCTTGTAACCAGAAGCCGGGCTCTGGTGCGTCGCGGAGCTAAGGTCACACGCATTGAGGAGATGTTTGGAGGGTTGCTGGCGCGTGGGCTGGAGATATCCAAGTTCGCGACTTATGAAGATTACCTGAAGGTTGGCAGCAAAAAGGTATGGGCCAGCTTCAAGTCCTGTGATCTGATCGGCAAAGTATTGATGGACACGCCGTATAAGCTGATGCGTCCGGGAGGCCAAGAAGTGGAGGTTTCGGAAGTCGGCAAGCTACTGGCGAATCCGAACCCGTTCGAGACTATCGCGGAGATGTTTTACAAGTTCGTGTTTCACATCAAACTGACCGGGAATTCCTATTGGGCCAAGGACCAAGCGAACACTAACGGCGAGCGGCCTCGTGCGCTTTACACGCTGAATCCGAAACGGGTCAAGATCGTGCTAGACCCGCGTGAAGGAATCGTGGGCTATGTGTATCGTATCAATGGCGTGGACGTGCCGTATGAAGTCAATGAGGTGATTCACTTTCGTAATCCGCATCCAGACAACGATTATTATGGACTTGGAGACATTGAGGCAGCGGAGGATTTGTTTCACGAAAATATCAATCGGTCGAAATGGTCACAGCAGTTCTGGAAAAATGGTGCTTCTCCGGCCGGCATCCTGGTCTGCAAGGAGAACATTACGGACCAGGTAGCATTTGATCAAGTCAAGGCACGATGGAAAAAGGAATACGGCGGGAGTGATAACAGCGGCAAGATGGCATTTCTGACGGGGGACTGGAGCTTTCATGCATTGGGCATGACGGCGCAGGAGATGGAGAACTTGGAGGCGAGCCGGTTCAATCTTGAAAGCATATTTCAATTGCACGGCATTCCGCTGACGGTAGCAGGTCTGGACAAGGCTGCGAATCGGGATACCGGACGCCAGGATGACTTGCGGTTTAGACGCTACACGGTAAAGCCAAACATCAAGATCCTCAGCGACACGCTTCAAAGCGATTTGGTTAATGGTTTCGGCCAGAACTTGACGTTGGCATTCGAGTTGGCTGGCCTGATTGATGTTGAGAACATCACGACAAATTATGTGCCATGGTTTGATCGTGGCGTGGCATCGCCGAATGATATCCGGGAACTTCTCGGGCTGGAGCGAATCGACGATCCGCTTTTTGATCAGCACTTCATCAATGCTGGTCTCGTGCCGTTCGAGTTAGCTGGCATCGGGAATCAGGACGCGACGCAGGATCAGACGCGGGCCATCGTGCAAAGGTTTCTCCAAACCTCTTTGGCACCGCCGCGAGCCAATGGTTCACCGGCTGAATAGCATTCGATTCCTGGGAGTGGTAGGCGGCAAGGCGCTTCATATTCCCAAGGACGGCTGGCGTGCGCACACCTTCAGGCTCTTCGGTCACTCCATGATCATGACCATGCACCGGGTCGCACTTATAACGCAGCGGCAGCAGCAGGCAGAAATCGTTCGCGTGGCAGTCAGGATCTTCAAGGAGCAAATGGAAGAGATGCTGAAACGGTTCTTGAACCGTTCGCCGTTGGCTGTGACGCGCTCGGTCAAAGTGGGATTCGAGTTATCGAGTGGAGATATATTTCTTCATGCGCATGAGGCCCTGATGCTGGACGTGCTGAATCAGGTTCTCAAGGAAACAGGCGAGAAAGTGACGGCCAAGATTCTGCCAGGGATGCAGTCCACGCTGGCGCAGGGTTACAGCAAGACCTCGGCGTTGTTGGCGCAGACGACTGAGGTGCGAAATAATCCAGCGTTTCAGCGGCGAGCGCGGCAACTGGCATCGCGGATCACAAACATTAGCGATACGACGCGCAAGCGATTGGAGACGATTCTTAAGACTGCGGTGAATGAACAATTGAGCGTGGTGGATACGGTGAAGATGATTCGGACAAAGCTGCCAAAGATACAGGCGAACCGGGCGCTGACGATAGCTCGGACGGAATTAAACCATGCTTGGTCGGAGGGCGCCAAGCAGGCGTTCAAGGAATCGCAGACGTTGACGCACGTATCGGTCATTGGTTGTGAGTCTCGGGAAGCGGACCGATGGGGAACACCAGCATATGAGCCCTACATGTACCGGGGCGAGTCCACGTGCAATGCGCAGGATGTGCCGGTAGCGGATCTGGACAAGCTTCAGTGGCACATCAATCATACCGGAACGGTTATTCCATCTGGGTTCATAGAATAGAAGAAGAAATGCCTTACAAAAATATCGACGATAAACGCGCATGGAGCCGCCGCTATTCTAAACTATGGAGGGCCAAGAATTACCAGCGTGCTTTGAGGAATGAGCGACGAGCTACACGTAAGCGACAGAAGGAAAACCCAGAACAGGTCAGAGCTTGGAGACGGGACTTTTATTGGCGTCATAGAGAACGATTGAGAGTAGAGAGACAGCCATATTTAGAGGCCAGGAAACCAATCAAAGCAGCTTACGACAA